CAATCTGTGTGTATCCCGCTTTAATTCTCGCTTCTTTTAACCTTTTCCCTAAAACTTTCATATCCCCACCTCAAAGAAAAATATACCATTATTAAGCGTAATGTTAAATATTTTAAGCGAAAAGCAAAAAATCTTTTAAAAAAGTATTGACTTAAGCGAAACGCTCAATATATAATAAAGACAAGTTAAGCGTTGCGCTTAATGAAAGGAGTGATTATTTGAAACCTGTATATAAAAAGATTGAAGAAATCAGAAAGAAAAAAGGTGTCACAAAAACCCATATTGCTAAGCACTGTGGGAAAACAGTTGCCTGGTATTATGGGATCTCAACAGGAAAAAGAACACCTAATGTAGATTCGCTTCAACAAATTGCTGACGCTCTAGAAGTTGATGTACGGATTTTTTTTGAAGATGAATTAAGCGAATCGCTTAATAAGAATCAAACAACAGCCTAAGGAGGTGATCCAGTGAAAATCACATACTTAACCAGCGAAGAGCATACCAAAAAGCTGATCGTTGAATTTTTCGCCCGAACATCGTTTCCGCGTCTTATTCAAGAGTATCTGGAAAAGCAACAGAAAGAGAATCAACGTGCATGTCTGAAATTATAGGAGGTGAAAACATGACAAACTTACTACCGGCATTCCATGAACGATTCCTGGAGATTCAGAACATCAAATCTGTCAAAGTTCGGAACTCCAGATTAACGGTCCTAATGAACGACATGGAACAGACCTTCGGGATTCCAATGATACGAAACGAGGCATATGAAAGGAATCATCCGGAAATCATGTCGCTCTACCGTCAAGTTTCGCTCGCCCGGCAATTCTAGTTTATATGATCGCTCTATCACAACTAAATATTTTTGGTGTTAAGAAAGGGGAAGAAACAGTGAATATCGGTGAAAAATTGCTTGAATACAGAAAGGAGCGCAATGTCAGTCAGCGCGAGATTGCACAAGAGCTGCATATTGATCGTTCGCTTGTATCTCGGATCGAAACCGGCACCTATGTACCTCCAAAACATCACGAGCCGAACATCGCGCGGCTGAACTGGAAACTGGCGCTGGCGATCATCGACGAACGCTCCGGGGGTTACATATCAAACATCTTGGACGAGGTCCCAAACTTGGATTTGCATCCGGCCGCGCTAAAAGATTTGTTGCTCAAAGAACTTGATGAAGCAGAAGAAGCATTGGAGGGCTTGATATTGGCACGTCATATCGACCCGGAAAAACGGAAACAGGCAGCGGAAAAGACTTGGCACGAAATCCGGGATGTGATCGAGAAGGCATTGGTGATGCAGGGCGTGCTGGAGGAAGAGTTTCAACTGGATTCAAAAAGATTGCGGCTTGTCCACGAACAAGAATTGAAACGCGGCGAGCGCTGAGAGAGGGGTTCAAACATGTCATTTGAAGAAAAGTTTTTGCCCGGTGATCTGCCGGCAGCGGCCCGACTGCTTGACGCATACGTCGCATACGTGCACATGGGCAACACGGAATTGGCCCATGCGTGCAAACGCGAATTGGACAGGCTCGCGGCGTATAAGTTGGAGAATGATCGTCTAGTGGCCTTAAAAGAGGATTTAAAATCCCGCGGTTTTGGACAAATCGTGATCAAAATTGAGAATTTACATATTCACGGAGGTGAGTAACATGACGAAAATCAGTGATTTTCTCGCAGATTACGTGGCCGATGGTGACCTGCATACCATCATGGGTAACGTTGAGTACTCGACGGATTTACGTCGAATCGTCACGGTCGGTTATATGATTGATCACTTTGAAAAAGAAAAAGCCGTCGCAAACGCGACAGCCTAGCCTAATCACATTTTACCCCCAATATTCCCAATTGGCAAGTGCGACTTCGGTCGCTCTCGCCGTTCGAGCCATGACTGGGTTTTCCGCTCACAAAAACCACGACATTTTCTCGTCTCGGATGGTCGTGGCTCGAACGGTGCGAATGCACCAAATACATATTGAAAGGAGGGTGAAAAATGGAAATCAAAAAGTTTGATCTCCATAAATGCAGTAAGTGCGACATAGAAATTTTTGTACCGTTGGATCAAGTCATAAATTTCTGCCCTTTTTGTGGCAAAGATGATGATATCCGATGGCATGGTGAAGTTGAAATGGTAGTTGAATGATTCAGAAAGGAGGCAATTATCAGTGGGAGATCTGGTTTTTATCAGCGACGGTAAGCCCGTTACCGATAGTTTAACCGTATCAGATGTCTTTAACAAACGTCATTCCGATGTTTTGAGAGACATCGAGATACAGATCGAAAAACTAAACGAAGCAAAAGAGGAAAATTTTGTAAAACGCAACTTTGCGTTATCCCATTATCGTTCTGGAAATCGGGAATATAAAAAGTACAACATGACCGAAGAAGCCTTCACTATTGTTGCTATGGCTTATGTAACACCGGAGGCCATGAAGATGAAAGTTAGATTCATCAACGAGTTTAAAAGGATGCGGGAACAAATCCAGTCAATGAATCAACCTTCTTATATGATAGAAGATCCGATCACCAGGGCAGAACGTTGGATTCAAGAACAGAAAGAAAAACAGCTATTAGAACAAAAATTACAAATTCAAGCGCCAATGGTTGATTATTACCAACGAATTTTGAATTCGTCGGATACTGTCACGACAACACAAATCGCTCAAGATTATGGATTATCAGCTTATCGATTAAACAAAATTCTTCACGATGAAGGTATCCAATACAAACTAAATGGCCAATGGATCCTATATCAAAAATATAAGGATAAAGGATTCATAAAGTCTCAAACGGTGGATATTACCCACACCGATGGCCGGCAATCGGTAAAAATGCACACCAAGTGGACTCAAAAAGGACGTCTATTTATTCACAGGTTATTAGAAAAACGAGGTATCTATCCACAAGCAGATATGTATAGAAAGGAGGCCTAAATCATGCACCAAACCATCGAAAACCCCATGGTCTTGGCACCCATCCCGGAGTCACAAGTCATCGACAAATGCGCTTGCGGGTGCGGTGAGGAAATCGTCGAGGGATATGAGCACATCTATTGCGATGGCGAATGGCTCTATGACACCGAGTGCTTGTTAAAATATTTTGGAGCATCGTGGGAAGTCGCAAAATAAAAACCGACTGTGCCAGCAGTCGGTGGGTTAAATTGGGGGTTTCTTGCTAAGAAATCTATATCTAGTATAGCAAGAATCCTCCAAGAGTACAAGGAGGTTAGAAATGAAAGAAACAAAATTCCGCGTATGGTATGAAGATGGTGAAAAAATGGTTTATGACGTTGGTATTGACCCATCTGGAATTCCATATTCAATCCCTGACGACGCAGAGGATTATACTCAATTTAATTATTATCTTAATGGAATTAAAATGCAGTTTACTGGATTGAAAGACCGAAATGGAAAAAAGATTTATGAAGGCGATATCATCGACTTTACGTATTGGTGGTTTGATGGGAACGTAGCCGAAAGTCATTTAATCGGTGAAGTTGTGTATCTACCGGAATTTATGTCATTCGGATTGCGCGGTGTTAAAAATGCGGATTGGATACGCCATATTGGCGGAGATGATGGATCGACTGATACCGCACCATTCGCAACTTGGACGTTTGATGAAGCTGATTTTGAAGTCATCGGCAACATTTACGAAAACCCGGAACTATTGAAAGGTGATGCACCATGAAACCCATCGAAATCCCATACAGCGAACGACGCTTCGACCAATGGCGCTTGTCTAAAGTCAGCGGTGAAATCGTGATGGACAAGCGTGGTGTGCCGCGTTTCCGGTTTCGGAATCGGGAGCAGTTTGAGGAATATCGGAAACTGAATAGCGAAAGGAGCTGGCAACATGCCTGAATCAGCGGTTGTTCTTTCGACAACTGAGTTGGATCACGAAGAGTGGCTAAAGGCACGGACTCATGGTATTGGTGGATCCGATGCCGGGGTCATCCTGGGCGTGAACAAATGGAAAACGCCATTTGAATTGTGGCTCGAAAAAACAGGCCAAGTCGATCCGGTGTCCTCTGACAACGAGGCAGCCTATTTTGGAAATCTCTTAGAAGACGTTGTTGCGAAAGAATTCGAGAAACGCTCTGGTAAGAAGGTACGCCGGCGAAATGCCATCCTTAATCATCCTGATCATCATTTTATCCGGGCCAATGTTGACCGTTTGGTAGTCGGCGAGAAGTCGGTCCTGGAATGCAAAACGGCGAGCGCGTTCTTGATGAAGGAATGGGAAGGCGAAGAAGTGCCGGCGTCGTACCTGGTCCAAATGCAGCATTATTTAGGGGTCCTGGGGCCGGAATATAAAAAGGGGTACTTCGCGGTTCTTATCGGCGGCCAAAAATTCATCTGGAAAGAAATTGAGCGTGACGATGAATTGATCAACATGATTTTTCAAGCAGAAATCAACTTTTGGGAAAAACACGTTTTGGCGAACGTCCCTCCGGCACTCGATGGATCTAGTGCAGCAGAACAATATTTAAAAGAACGGTATGCAGAAACTGAACCAGGGAAATCGGTCGACTTGAAACACGAGTATAAAGACAAAATCGAGCGGTATTTGTCTTTAAAGGACACTATCAAGGAGTTGGAAGGCCAAGCCAAAGCCTTGGAAAACGACATCAAAAACGAGCTAAAAGAAGCTGAAACGGGGTTTGTTGGGCCTTATCAAGCAACTTGGAAGGCCATCACATCAAGCCGAGTTGACACGAAAAAGCTTAAATCAATGTTCCCGGACATCTATAAACAGGTTATTAAGCCGTCGACATATCGGAAGTTCGGAATCAAAAAAATAGGTTAGGAGGATCCAGATGGCTACAAATAGCAGTCTCAAAAACAAGTTGTCCACTCAAACATCGAACACCGGTATACAAAAGGGTGTAACTCTCAAAACGTTGCTCGGCGCAGATAGCGTCAAAAAACGCTTCGAGGAAGTTCTCGGGAAACGCGCCAACCAGTTTGCGACATCGATTTTGAATCTCTATAACAGCGAGACACAGCTTCAAAAATGCGAGCCCATGTCGATCATTAGCTCGGCCATGGTTGCCGCAAGCTTAGATCTTCCGGTCGACAAGAATCTTGGATACATGTGGATCATCCCGTATGGGAATAAAGCCCAGCCACAGCTTGGTTATAAAGGCTACATTCAGTTGGCGTTAAGAACAGGCCAATACAAGTCCATCAACGTCATTGAAGTTTACGAAGGCGAATTGAAGAAGTGGAACCGGCTCACAGAAGAATTCGAAATTGACTTTGATAGCAAAGTGTCTGATACCATCATCGGCTATGCGGCTCATTTTGAGCTCATAAACGGTTTTAGTAAGACGGTTTATTGGACGAAGGAAGAGGTTGAAAAGCACCGTCAGAGGTTCAGTAAGTCCGATTTTGGGTGGAAACGCGACTGGGATGCCATGGCCAAGAAAACGGTGCTTAAAAACATGCTGAGTAAATGGGGCATATTGTCCATCGAAATGCAGAAAGCATTCGTGGAGGATAATGAAGAACGAGAAGTTAAGGACATTACCAACGAAGTCGGTGACAGTGACATCATCGACTATTCAGAGATTGAACATGAAGATCCAGTAGAGGAACCATCGGATGGTAGGCAAGCAGAACTCCAACTTGATTAAGATAGACATTCCCCCGGCTTATCTCCACATCACAGCCGGCTATAAGAACCGGGGGAAGCTCTTTAAACGATATGTTGATGGATATATTGAGCGGAGTTATCCGGAGTTGCGGCTTATAAGGATTGAGGGCATGAAGGCTTTATGCGAAAGAAAAGAGGTGTAATAGGTGAACTATATCAAAGAAATAAACGCTTTCTATGATTGGCTCGAACTAAATGAGTTGTCCAAATCGGCAGTCCTATTGTGGCATGCGTTGATGCATCTCAATAACAAGTCCGGTTGGCAAGAATCATTTACGGTAGCCAGATCAGTTATCGAAGCGAAAACAGGACTCAAAAAAGACGCCTATTACAAAGCTCGCAACCAATTAAAACAAGCCGGTCTGATAGATTTTAAAGAACGCGGAACGAAAGCAACGGTATTCAAAATATTTTCTTTTGATTCGTCTGAAAAACAGACAACAACCCAGACAAATGATGATAGCTTGTCTGAAAAACAGACAAGAAGTCAGACAAAAAGCCAGACAACAACCCAGACAAGAAGTCAGACAAAAAGTCAGACCATTAATAAACTAAACGAAACTAAACTAAACGAAACAAAGGATAAAAATACTTCTCGTCGCAAATCGAGGATTTACGACAAAGACTCCGTCTACTACCGTCTTGCTTTAAGACTGTATGAGCGGATTAAAGAGAACAATCCGGATCATAAAAAGCCAAACCTGCAAAAATGGGCCGATGATGTTCGTTTAATGATGGAATATGACCATCGTACAGTTGAGCAGATTGCATATGTCATTGATTGGTCGCAAAGAGATTCATTTTGGAAGAGTAATATTCTGTCAACCAAAAAACTTCGGGAAAAGTTTGATCAACTGGTTATCCGAATCAAGGAACAGGCTGCAAGTAAAAAGACGATATCTCAACGTAGATCAGATGTCGTGAATATGCCATATGCCTATCAAAGTTTACAAGAATGGGCGGAGGGATAAGGATGAACCGGAAAGAGATTATCAATTTATTAGCGATCGCCACAGCAAATTTCCCATCAATGCAAGAAAGGGATATGAAACCGACCGCAGTTTTGTGGGAAAAGGCACTATCTGACATTACTTATGATGTCGCTGAGAAAGCATTGTTAAAGGTTCTTTCAACTTCGAAGTTTTTCCCAACCATCGCGGAGATCAGAGAGGCGGCAACCCAACTAACACAGCCGCAACAATTGGACGCTATGGAAGCCTGGGGTCTTGTGGTAAATGCCATCAGAAGATACGGATTTTATCGAGAAGAAGAAGCACTGAGATCGCTTCCCGAAGATGTCGCGGACCTCGTCAAGCAGTTCACTTGGCGTGAACTTTGCATGAATGAAAATCCAGACACCATTCGAGCACAATTCCGAATGGCATGGGAAACAAGAAGCAAACGCAAAAAAGAACTTGACGCACTACCTCAAGAGGTGCGGGTGATGATCGAGGGATTAACAGACAAGATGAAACTGATTGGAGGGGCTTAATTGTATCGTGTTCTACTTTTCGATTTTACCAAAGGTAACTGCGACGAAGTCATTTTGGATGAACAAGGATATGAACTTATTAAGCTAGCATTCAACATTCAAATTTTGAACGTGAATAAATTGGAGGTGCGCAAATGAAACCCGGACGCGAACTTGACGCCCTTGTCGCCGAGAAGGTGATGGGGTGGAGGTTAGAGGAACGTGGATACGTAGCTACTTTTTGGGTTGATGAAAACGGCAAGGTGAAAAGAGCAGCTGAACCATGTTCAATTGACTTCTGTTCTTGTGAAGTTTTCAGCCCTTCCACCGACATTTCAGACGCATGGAAAGTGGTTGAGAAATTAGGGATAATTCCCAACTCATTTTATATCGGCTACAAAACGGATAAAAACGGCAAAAAGATTTATCGGGCATTTTTTCAGAAAGAGAACCCAATCACAACACTCATTTATACTTACGAAGCAGACGCCGAAACCGCCCCACTCGCCATCTGTTTAGCGGCTCTTAAGGCTGTTGGGGTTGAGGTTGAGTGAGCCAGATGAACAATTATTACATCATGATCGACGGTCTATTTTTTAAGGGGGTTGAAGAGACAACTGACAAAGCACCAACCGGTGGTTGGTATGACAACGGGAAAAACATATGCGGAATTGTGTTGACCGACAAACGTGAAGAAGCGCGACTCATCGAAGGGAATATCAATCTCAAAAGCTATTTTCTAAAAATCTATGACGCTGTTAGATATTCGGATTTTGCTTTTGAAAAACTGAGTATTGAGAGGGTGAATCAATCATGATCCCATGGTGGTATCAAGCATTTATTATTGTCGTTGACATTCTTGCATTTTCCCTTGTGGCTGTTGTCGCATACCGTAGCGGCCGGCTCGCAGAAAGATTGGAGCGTGAATCGGATGATGTTGAGAAAACGCATTAAGACGCCGGATCCGGTTCAGTTTGACCGGGAATTCCGGCTCGCACTCGATGCAGGTTGGACGCTTATGGATGGGCCAAAATGGTGCCACGGACCATACGGCACCTACAAAATGGCGTTTTTTAGGAAGGAGGACCGAGCGTGCAGGAAGCAGAACGGATGAGAGTCTATGATCAGATTGATGAACTACTAACAAAATGTCGGCGGTGCCCGAAGCATAATCCGCGTGGTCACTATATGGCCGCATGCCGTGGATGTTGGGTTTTAGAACAGCTGCAAACGCTTGGTAAGCAATTGGAAAAGAAACAGACAAGCAACGAAGAAGAACGGATTCACACGATACTATCAAAAGGCCAAGACATGACAACGTCAGAAATCAGATATCTTATCGAAAACGGTGTGACGCAGAAACGTATTAGCCAAGCACTCTGCATGGATCCGAACATGTTTGGTAGGTTGTTGGACAATATGAAACGGGGGTGGAATCGTGAATCTATCGAAACTTTTTGAAGCGCAACGGAAATTGGATGAGCACATTGAGCGCGAACATCCAAGACAACATGGCGAAGATCGTCTGGTGAAGAAAATCCTTGCGCTGATGGTTGAGCTCGGGGAGCTTGCCAACGAATGGCGCGGTTTTAAGTTTTGGTCAAATGACCAGGAGCCGAGGACACGACATGTAGAACCAGATATTGAGCATTTTGATAAAACAAGAGAAGCGCGATGGAAAGAATCAAATCCACTCCTGGAAGAGTACGTCGATTGCTTGCATTTCATCTTGTCGATTGGGTTGGAAATGGAAACAGAAAAAGAGTGGGGCCACTCATTCAAAATTGGTAATTCATTGATAAGTCAATTTCATGCATTATTTAGTGAATTGTCAAGTCTGTTTTACCACAACCAAATGTATAACTACCAACGTGCATTTGATCTGCTTATCGGATTGGGCGAAATGCTAGGCTTCACATGGGAACAGATCGAAGAAGAATATTGCAGAAAAAATCAAATTAACCATCAAAGACAAAATCAAGGGTATTAAAAGGTGATAGTATGCAAGCGATTTGCCAATGTGGGTGCGGTCAGCCAATCCCTTTTAAAAAACATCACAAAAAAACACCTGCTAAGTTTATAAAGGGACATAGTAACAGGGTACGGAAGATACAACATAAATCGAATGAGGAACGTTTTTGGAAACGTGTAAAAAAGGTAGATAACGGCTGTTGGGAATGGACTGGTTATATAATGCCGAATGGTTATGGGAATATGAAAGTTAGGCGTGATAACGGGATATTAGTAAACGAATATGCCCACCGTTTTTCTTACGAAATTCACAAAGGACCTATACCAGAAGGAATGTATGTTTGCCATAAGTGCGACAATCGTAAATGCGTGAATCCTGAACATTTGTTTATAGGTACTCAAAAAGACAATATCCATGATATGGACAGAAAAGGAAGACGGGTTGTTAGACCTGGGACTCAAAAAATAACAAGGAAAGACGCTGAAAATATCCGCCTTCTTCATAGGAAAGGAGTTCATGTAGACATTCTTGCGGAAAAGTATGGCTTGAAACCTTGTACTATTAGAAATATTATCGCGTATCGCTTATGGAAGAACGAAGAAAACCATCGCAGGCAGGAGGCCGGCTATTGATGGTAGCAACGAAGTACAATTCCAAAAAAATCGAAGTCGATGGCCATGTTTTCGACAGCAAAATCGAAGCACGATACTATGAACATCTTAAGCGATTAGAAAAAGCCGGCGAGATCCTCTTTTTCCGGCTACAACCGAGATATTTACTACAGCCGGCATTTAAGAAGGATGGAAAGACTTACCGGAAAATCGAATACATTGCGGACTTTGAAGTACATCATACGGACGGCACTATTGAGGTTGTTGACGTGAAGGGGTATGAGACCGAAGCCTTCAAAATTAAGAAAAAGCTTTTTAACAAGATCTATCCACACAAGCTATCACTCATTACATACGTCAAGAAATATGGTGGATGGATTGATTTGGACAGGCTCAAAGAGTTGCGGAAACAGGCCAAAAAGAAGGTGATTTGATGGAAGTGACCATCATCGACACAAGACCTGACTGGATGCGGAAAGAGGATAACCAAGTGATATGTATGCGTTGTCCTCTTTACCGGAGGTGCGCTTCACGTTTTGGTGCGGATTGTAAGCGTAATGGTGGTTTGATGATTCCGAAGATAAGGGGGTGAAAGCATGATAAAAAAAACGGATCTTCACTGAAAAGCCAAAGATCGGCAGCGTTGAATGGCAGAGGATGATAATTAGGCAGGAAGCGAGGGAATCGCTCAAAAAGAAGAAGGTGAGTAAATGAGAGAGGCTTATTTTACTGGAATTATCTTGGGTTTTTTTCTCGGGGTATCACTGACAATTTTCTCGCTATTTATATTTGCCCTTTTCCTCTAGAGCTGAAAAAATAAAAAGCCCGGCATCCCCGGGCCATCTCAATCCATTTGTTAAATAAATCATATCATAAGGGGTGGCCGGGATGGAAGATATGAAAGCGACTATAAACTTACTTGAAAATGCTGTATATATCGTCAAAGATGGCCAACTCACGAAGGTTACTGCAAAAGAATATGGCCAAGACGTCATCATCTGGAAAAACGGAAAGGTACTGGACATAGATCGGAGTCAACGATTGAGAATACAGGGGCAGGAGGTGATTTAATTGTATTTGTGGAAAGTATGGAAGCCGTTTCAAATTACTGATGTTTTTGTTGTAACTAAAGAAAAAAACTTGGAA